CAAATTATTTACCAAATGAATCAGGAACATTGGCTTTAATAGAAGATGTTAATGGATTAAGTCAATCTATTAATATTGAGATTAATAATATACAATCAGAAATTGATACAATTAATTCTACATTTAGTAATTATTATTTAAATTCAAATCCTTATGGATATATTACTCAATCTTCTTTGAATGGTGTAGAATATCAATCAAATAAAGATATTCCAAATGGATATGCTGGATTAGATGGTAATGGTTATATACCAACATCTATTTTACCTGATTCAGTTGTTGGTAATGTTAAATATAAAGGAACATTTAATCCATTAACAACAACATTTTCAGCAACAAGTTCTAATTTAGGTTGGTATTATATTAATAATGGAGTTTCAGCTACATATTCAGGATTGTATTTTCAAGTAGGAGACTGGATGATAAGTGAAGGAACTTATTTAAGTAAGGTAGCTAATACAGATGCTGTTATGACCGTAAATGGAAGAATGGGTAATGTAGTTATTAATTCAAATGATATATCATCAGCTGGAGGACAATTACAATTAAGTGGAACTGGTTTTGTTAAAGTAAGTGGAACTGCAGTTAGTTATGATAATAGTTCTTATTATTTATCATCTAATCCATCAGGATATATAACTGCTTCTAGTTTAAATGGATATATATCTGGTAGTTTAACATCTAGTCAAATTGCTATAGCTAGTAGTTCAAATAGTATTACGGGTAGTAGTAATTTAACTTGGGATAATATTAATAATATATTAAACGTTAATGGTTTAAGTATTGGAGGAAAAAATCAAAATACGTTTGTTGGTAATGAATCACTTTATAATATTACAACAGGTAGTTCTAATAATTCTTTTGGTTATTCAACACTTTATAATATTACAACAGGTAGTTATAACAATGCTTTTGGAAATGCTGCATTAGGAGCTATTTCTACCGCTAGTCATAATAATGCGTTTGGTTTAAATGCATTACAAAATAATACAACAGGTACTTATAATAATGCTTTTGGTAATTTTACTCTATTAAATAATTTAATAGGTAATAATAACAATGCTTTTGGATATTATGCACTTTATAGTAGTAAGGGTAATAATAACAATGCTTTTGGATATTATGCACTACGATCTACTACAACTGGAAATGATAATGTAGCGATTGGATACAATGCTTTATCCAATAATACCACAGGTTATAATAATATTGGTATTGGAAATGGTACTTCATTGAATGCAATTTCTGATTATAATTCTATTGTAATAGGTTATGGTGCAACAGGAAAAGGTCCAAATACAGTTGTTATTGGAAATAACAATACGTTAAATAATTATTTCAATGGTAATATTATATCTAGTGCATATAAGATAACAGGTGGAACTTCTTCACAATTTTTAAAGGGAGATGGTTCTCTTGATACTAATAGTTATGCTCTTTCTGCATCATCTTCACAATGGATCACATCTGGTAGTAATATCTATTATAATACAGGTGCAGTAACAATAGGTGGAACTGGTTCAATTACACAAGGTCTTTGGATTAGTGATGGTAATATTCCAGCATCTAATAGCTATTCGATAAATGATTTCTTAGTTTTAAGTAGACAATCAAATTCATTGGGATTAACCTATTTAGTCTCTAGTACTACTGCTTCACAAGCAGCATATATTAAATTTAGTAAAGCTAGAGGCACTTTATCCTCACCTTCAGCAGTTCAAAATGGTGATGTTTTAGGAGCTTTTAATATAAATGGGTATGATGGTAGTAGTTATATTAATAATGCTTCTTTTACATTTCTTGTAAATGGATCAGTTTCAACTGGAATAGTTCCTGTTTCATATAATATATTTCTACAGAATGCTGTTGGTAGTTTACAGACAGCATTACAAGTCAATAGTTTAAATACAAATATTTATTCTAATACAACTCAAGTTGCTAATATTGGTAATGGTAGTATTTTATATGCTACTGGAGCAACTATACTTCAATTAAGTAGAATTAGTTCCTCAAGCAATGTGGTAATGCAATTTACGAATACCTCAGGTTCAGTTTATACAGGTTTAAATACAAATGCAACTCAATGGGGAGTAGGAAATAGTGCAAATCTTACAGATTCTACAAATACTATTATGTTAGCATCCTTATCAACAAAAAATGTTATTATAGGTCCAACAACTAGTGATAATGGGTATAGATTACAAGTTATAGGTAGTGCTTCTATATCAGGAGATATAGTATCATCTACTATCGGTGCATTAAATTATGCTAATGATGCTGCTGCTGCTGCGGGTGGAGTTCCTGTTGGTGGAATATATAACACTTCGGGAATATTAAAAATAAGATTATCATAATGAAATTAATTTACAAATTAACAAAAACAAAACTTAAAGTATGTGTGATTGATAATATAGGTGGTAGTTATTTACCAATTGCTAAACATTTAACAAAATACTTTGATGTATATTACCATTCAGTTGTACAAAATCCTTATCCTCAACAATCAGTATTGAATGTTGGATTAGGTTATCCTGATATTAAATTAGTTGAAAACTTTTGGTCAAGTGTTGATTTATTTGATTTGATAGTTTTTACTGATATTTATTTTAAAGATTGGGGAAATCATCTTCGTAAGTTGGGAAAATTGGTTTGGGGTGGTTGTCAATCAGAAGATTTAGAAACAGATAGAGAATTATTTAAACAAGAATTGTTATCAGTTGGTTTAGATGTTGCTCCTACTAAATATATTATAGGATTAGATTCTTTAATTAGTTATTTAAAAGATAAAACTGATAAATGGTTAAAGATTTCATACTATAGAGGAGATTTTGAGACGTTTCATCACGTTAATATGAATCAATCTGTTGTTTTTTTTAATGATTTAAAGGTTTCATTAGGTCCGTTAGCTAAAACAACTCAATTTATTGTAGAAGATTCATTAGAATCAATTGCAGAAGTTGGTTTTGATGGATATTCTGTTAATGGTTTATTTCCTGATGAACAAATTTGGGGAATTGAGACTAAGGATTGTTCTTATATAGGAACTCACGTTAATAAAAGTAAAATGCCTGAACCAGTTCAATCAGTAAATGATAAATTTAGTTCAGTTTTGAAAAAATATAATCATATTGGATTCTTTTCATCTGAAATAAGGATTGGTAAAGATGGTAAAGATTATTTTACTGATCCTTGTATGAGAGCTGGATCACCTCCATCAAATACATATATGAGTCTAATTGATAATTGGGATGAAATCTTAATAGGAGGAGGAAGAGGTGAGATGATACAACCAAATTATATAAGTAAGTATGGTTGCGAGTTAATAATTAAATCTAGTTTTCAATTTGATAATTATATGCCAGTTCAATTTGATAAAAAATACTTTGATAATATTAATTTAAAAGGTTCTTTAATTCAAGATGGCATATCATATGTTATTCCATTTGATCAAGCTGGTTTAGGTCATATGGTTGAATTTGGTTCTATTGTATGTGTTGGTAATGATATTGATTCTATATTAAATCAAACATTAGAAATTGCAAATTCAATAGATTGTTTTGGATTGACATTTGATGCTGATGCTTTAAATAAATCTAAAAAAAGTATAGAAGATACTACAAATGCTTTAAAAATAAAATTCTAAATGGATAATAAATATTTAAAAGAACAGTTAGATAAGATAGGTAAGGAAGTAGTGGCTGATATAGTTAAACAGTTATTAGATGCTGATAAGAAAGCTACTGGTAATTTAATTAATTCATTACGTTATGAAGTATTAGAAACGGTTGATTCTGTTTTATTGAATATTATATCATTAGATTATTTAGAAAATATAGATAAGGGAAGGAGACCAGGTGCTAAACAACCACCTATATCATCTATTATACCTTGGGTTCAGGCTAAGGGATTAAAAGTTGGTAATAAAGGAATTGAATCAACTGCATTTGCGATTGCTAAGAGTATATCAGTTAAAGGAATAAAACCTTTAGGAATAAAACAAAAAGTAATAGATAATATTATTAATAATAAAACACAATTAATATCTGAAGGTTTTTCAAAGGATATTATAGAACAAATAGATAAAATTATAAAATTTAAATAAGATATGCCAACTACACCAATTGTACCTACTATAACTTTTTTACAACAACCACAACCATTATCACCTGTTAATGCACCATTATGGTTCGTTCAAGAGTCAAGTAATTTTCAATTTCCTTTTTTTAAGAATGTATTTAATTTATATTCTTATGATAGATTTACTGGAGTTACTTTATCTTTTTTAGGTGAATATAAAATACCACCAAGACCTTATACTAATTTAGGTGTTTATGATGCTCATAAAGTTTTACAAAGTCAAGTAGGTTCATATACATTTTCTTATACTCAACAAGGTATTCAAGGTGTTATAGATGATAATTGTATTGTTATGTATAAAGCAAGTTATGGTTATGAATATGATCCTAATTATAGATTTGATAATACTTTTAGTTATAGAACAATACAATTAGGTAATTTATTAGGTTCATATACATTTAACACATCAACAGATAATATAAATTTAGATCCTAATACTTTAAGTCAAGGATGGACAGTTTCTTCAAGTAGTGCAATCTCTGAATTAGCTGGTGATTCTAATCCTTGTATAATGCAAATTTTAGATGGAACAAATAATAATTCATATTTTAGTGTTTTTAGTAATGAAAGTGTATCCCCTTATGATATAGTTTTTACAACTACAAAAAATAATTATGGAACAGAATTACCATTTTCAAGTGATATATTTAAAAATAATTCATCAACAATAGGTAGTTCATTTACATTAAACGTTTATGATAATATTTTTTATACATATTATTTAGGATTAGATTTTAATAATTATTCACCTAATTTATTTCAAGTGGGTGATATAATTAATATAAGAATGGATAATCAGAATCAAAATCCTTCATATAATGGTGAAGCATTGATAACTGCACCTATTTTATCACCAGCAACTGCTTCAGTTACTAATGTTATATATGGAACACCTCCTCCAAGTGGTAGTTCTGAAACAGGAGTGGTTAATTTAATACAAAGATATACAGGTAGTGGATCTTTTTCATATGCTTTTCCTGGAACAAGACAATATATACAAAATACACAAGATTTCGGATTAACAAATGCTTTATCAGCATCTGCTTCTAATTGGGCTACAAATTATACTGGATCAAAATCAATTTATACTAATCAATATGAAACTTTATCTATAATGTGTTTAACAGCATCAGCAATTGCTAATTCATATTATCAAATAACAACATATGATGATAATATGAATTATTTAAATCAATACACATCAACAAATCCAATTGGATTAACACCATCATATATTAAATATGAATTAGGAACAGGAACAAAACAATTACAAGGATGGAATATAAGTGGAACTCCTATATCATTACCTACAACAGGTTATTATACGGTTGGTTTAGTATCATCAAGTCCATATAATATAAATTCTTTATTTAAATATCATATAGTAAATAATTGTAGTAGATATCCAAATATAAGAATACAATTTCAAAATAAAATTGGTGGATATGATTATTGGAATTTTAATTATGATTCTAAATGGACAATAGATATTAATACAAGAACATTATATACAAAACAATTAGATTATAATTATTCAATAGGAGATAGAGGTAGAACAATATTAAATATGGATGTTAATGAAATGTGGGAAGCATCTACGGATTGGATTAGTGAAAGTGATTATGCTTATTTACAAGAATTAATTTTAAGTCCTGATGTATATGTTATTGATGAAGTTAATAATTATAAATTACCGATTAATATAGAAGATACAAGTTATATTCAAAAGACAGCTTTAAGAGATAGATTATTTAATTTAAAAATAACTTATAGATATGCATTTGATATGAATATTCAAGGTTCATAAATAAAAAATAAAATAAAATGTTAGATAATAGATTAGAGATAATAATAGAGATTCCAAATCCATCGGTAGAAGAAGGTTTTATAAGATATTATTTAGATACTTTTAATTCAACTGATGTACCAATAGAATTAAATTTTAGTATTAATGATATAAATGATATATCAAATAGGAATGCTAGTTCATCTAAAACAATAACATTACCTGAAACTCCTAATAATAGAGAAGTTTTTGGATTTATTAGTGATTTAAACTCAGATACTTTATTATATTCACCAAATAAAAGATCAAAATGTTATGTTTTAATTGATACAGTTGTTGTTTTAGAAGGATGGTTACAATTAAAAAATATAATTCCTAATTATAGAACTGGATTAAACAAATTAGAATGTATAATTTATTCAAACCAATTAGATTTCTTTAAAGCAGTTGGAGAATCTTATTTACAGGATTTAATAGGATTTAAAAATCAAAATTTTACCCATAGTATATCAAATATGACGGCAAGTTGGTTTCAAAATCAAACAGAAGTAGATTATTATTATCCTTTGATAGATTATGGATTTAATTTTAATTCAGATAAAACAGAAATATCTACTGGATTTCAAGCATTATCAGGAACACCATCTGGATATAATTATGTATATGTTGATTCAACACAGATATATCCTGCAATTTATTTAAAATCAATAATAGATGCTATATTTATAAGTGCAACCGGATCTAATTATTATGATCCATTAAATGGAATAACATCATCAATAACATATCAATATGATAGTTATTTTTTTAATAGTCCATTTTTTAGAAATTTAATAGTTCCATTTAGTAATGGAACTTTCACATATCAATCCATTTTATTTTTATCTACTGATACTATTTTTAATTCATTAACATTAACACCAACAACTCAATATTTAACATTAACTTCAGTACCTCCACTTGGTTTAGGATCTTTTATTTCTGAATCAGTTAGAGTAGCTTCAGGTGGAAGTCCTATATATAAACAAGGATATGTATATAATAGTTCAAGTGCTACACTAAATATTTATTTTACAATAACTGGAGATGTTATTAGTTTTTCTAGTGCAACAACAATAGTTGTTCAAATATCATATTACAATAGTTCTACTGATTTAATTGGTGGAGATACTTTATGTAGTTATTATATAAATACAACAGGAAATATTGTTATTAACTCAGGAGTAATTCATATATTTAATTTTGGTGATTATTTTACGTTAACTATTTTTGCTGATGATGGAACAATAGTTTTATCTAATGTTCAAATTATATTAAATATGAATAATAATGGGAATACACCAGGTGATATATCATATAACCTAAATCAATCACTTAGTTTACCAACTACATTACCAAAAAATGTAAAACAAAAAGATTTTCTTAATGATGTATTTAAGATGTTTAATTTATACATAGATTATGATCCAAATACCCCTAATATATTAAGAATAGAACCAAGGGATGATTATTATTATTTTAATAATCCAGTATCAAATGAATCACCATTTTATTTAGGTATGAATTATTATGGTATATCTTATTTTAATAGAAATAATTTAATTATTAAAGATTGGAGTGATAAAGTTGATATAAATCAAGATATAAATGTTCAATTATTAGCTGAAACACAAAATAAAACTATTTATATAACATATAAAGATGATAAAGATTATTATAATGATAGTTATTTAGGTTTTACTAATAGAACTTATGGTAATAAAATTATAGAAGTTGATAATGATTTTAATTATGGTAGTCAAACAATAGATGTTTTATTTGGTCCAACAGTAGTTGCTAATATATATAATACAGTTAATTTTCCTGTTCCTAATTTAACAAAACAAATTGATAGTTCAAGTTATATACCTAATGGTAGATCTAATTGTAATCCAAAATTAATGCAACGTTATTGGGATTATACTGGAAATAATTCATTAAATATATTTGATAATCAACCATTAAATTTAATAAGTAGTTATGATAAATTTGTTATAGTAAATGGAACTATGAGTTATACTTTTAGTTATTATCCATACGCAGGTAATGTTAATAATCCATATAATCCTTCTTCTGATTTAAATTTTGATCAATCATTATATTATTATTTTAATTTAGCTGGTATTCAAAGTGCTAATGTTCAATATGTTCCAGGATTAAATAATAATATATATAATTGTTTTTATCAAAATCAATTTGATGAAATTCTTGATAATAGTAGTAAAATAATAACAGTTAAATTATATTTAACTCCACAAGATATACAACAATTTAGATTTAGTGATTTGATTTATTTAAGATTGGGTTCATCAGGACAATATTATCACGTTAATAAAATAAGTAATTATGATTTGACTCAACCACAAAAAACAGTTGAAGTTGAATTGATTAAAGTATTAGAAATAAGTAATTATCAAATAGGAGGAGAATCAATTGTAAATAATATAGTTCTGACTGGTCCACCAAATGGTGCAACAACAAATGCTACTTATTCATTTACATTTGATTATTATGTAACTAGTCATTTAGATGTTAGTTTTACAATTTTTACATATGATGATTCTACTGGAACATCATATGATTATTATAAAAGTGTTCAATTTAATATAGGAGATCAAACAAATTTATTTACATTTTCAATACCAATAGGACAATCTTCAAATGGTTATTCTATAACTTCAATAACACCAAATAGTGATAATTTTTATTCATATACATTCTAATCACTATAAAACATAAATAAAATATATATAATATAGATAATCAAATATAAAATATGGCACAAACAGAAAATATAAATATTCAAGTTCAGGCTCAAACTGAACAAGCTCAAAGCAATATTGATGGATTACAGGGTTCAATAGATAATTTAATTAAATCTGTTAATGGATTAGGAGATTCTATGTCAAAAAATATAGATGCTACTAATAAATTAGGTAAAAGTACAGGTGAATTAGATAAATCTATTGCATCAAATACTAAAACTATGAACTTATTAAAGGGAGTAATAAATGATTTAGTTCCTGGTTTTGGTGCAGCTGCTGATGGTGTGATTTCATTAAAACAACAATTAACTACATTAGAAACTGATTCATTAGTTGTTATATTTATTGCTATTGTTGCTGCTGCTGAATTGATTTTTAAAGCATTTACAGATAATGTAGGAGCATCTGATAAATTAGCTCAAGTATGGAGTGGTATATCATTAGTAATGACTACATTAAAAGAAGCTGCTTATGCCTTAGTAAGAGCTTTTGTTGATTTAGTAGAAGCAGCTGTTGATTTTGCCACATTTGATTTTAGTGGAGCTGCAGAAAAAATAAAACAATCACAAGAAGAGGGTAAAAAAGCAGTTGATAAAACAACAGATGCATTAGGTGGTCAATTTGATGCTATGATGAAGATAACGGCTGCTCAACAAGAAAATGATAGAGCAAAAGAAGTATTTACTAATACTGAAAAATCATTACAAGCACAATTAGCAAAGAGTAGGGAGATATTAAATGATACAACAGCATCAATTGCCGAAAAAACAAAAGCATTAAAAGAATCAGAACAATTAGAAAAACAAATTGCTGGCACTAAAACTAAATTTGCTCAAAAAGATTTTGATTTACAACAACAAAGGTTAGCCTTATTAGGTGTTGAAGCAAAATCACAAGATGATATTAATAAATTAATAGAAACTCATATTTATAAAGGTCAACAACTTACAGATGATCAATATAATGCACTTAAAAAATTAAATGAATTAAATGGAGTTGTTATTGACACAACAACTGAACAAGCTCACACTGAATTAAATCTTGATAAACAAAGAAAGAAACTACAAAATGAACAAAAACAATTAAAAGATAAACAAATATCTGATGATAAGAAAAGAAAAGAAGAACATAAAAAGGAACTACAAAATGAGTTAAAAGATATTAAAGATAAAGATGAGTTAGCTGTATTAAGTTCAAAAGAAGGTAGTGAAGAAGAATTAAAAACTAAAGAGAAAGAATTAGATGATGAAAAATTATATTATGATAAACATTGGAAAGAATTAGGTTTATCAAAAGCGGAATATGAATTAAAAATTAAACAACTTGATAAAAAGAAAGAGAAAGATCAAGAAGATTTTAGAAAGAAAAAAGAAAAAGATGATTTAACAGAAATAAAAGCTCAAGATGAGTTATCTATATTAAATGCTAAAACAGATAAAGAAAGATTAGATGCTAAAGTAAAACAATTAGATGATGTAAGAAAAGAAGAATTATCTAATGAGAATCTTACAGCTGCTCAAAAACTATTAATTCAAGCTAATTATGAAAAGAACAAAAAGAAGTTAATTGATGATGATATTAAACAACAAAATGAGTTACAAAAGAAACGTGATGAAGATATTATTAAAACTATTAAAGATCAAGAAGATGTATTAAAGAAAGAAGTTGGTAATTCACTTGATAAAACTAATAAATTAAAACAATTAGCTCAAGATGAACACGATGCTAAATTAAAATTATTAACTGATGAATATAATGCAACATTAGCAATAATGACTGCAAAGGGTGAAGATACAACAGCTTTAACTGCTAAATTTAATGCAGATCAATTAGCGAATGATGCTGATACAAAATCAAAACAAAAAAAATTAGATAGTGATTTAACTGATTTTCGAATAAAAACTATGGATAGTATTGGTAATGCTGCTACTTCTTTAACTAACTTATTAGGAAAAAATACTGCAATTGGTAAAGATATTGCTATTGCACAAGCTACTATTGATACTTATGGTGCAGCTACAAAAGCTTTAAATGCTAAATATTCACCAGAAGGAACAACTGATATGATTTTAAGAATTGCAGCAGTTACTTCAACAATTGCTAATGGTTTAGCTAGTATTAAATCAATAGCTTCTGCTAAAACTCCTGGAGGTGGTTCATCTACATCTACACCATCAGTAACACAATTCGCAGCTCCTCAAATGTTTGGATTAGGTCAAGGACAAATAACTAATCCTACACAATTTGCGAATCAAAGGGTTTATGTAACTGAATCTGATATAACATCAACTCAAAATAGAGTAAAAACTATTGAAAATTCTGCAATATTGGGTCATTAAAATAAAAAAATATAAAAATAGATATGAGTAAGAAAAAATACAACGATATAGATCTTCCAGTATATGAAATATACATTGATGAAGAAGAAAATGAGGGAATAAGATTCATTTCATTAGTATCATCACCAGCTACTGAATCAATTGGAGTAGCTTTTAATAACAATGATAATTTAATGTTATTTAAAAAGGTAGATCAACAAAAGATTTTTGGATATTTTATGGTTCCTGATAAACTAATATTTAGAAGGGATGATAAAAAAGGTGATTACTATGTTAAATTTTCAGCTGTTACAATTAAACAAATGATGATGAAGTTTAATAAGTTTAATAATAACAAAGCTTTGAATATAGATCATACATCTGATATGGCACCTGGATTTATATGTGAAAATTGGATAACTGAGGATATTTTTTATGATAAATCAAAATTATATGGTATAGATCCCATTGTTGGTGGGTGGTGTGGTATAGTTCAAATAGAAGATTCTAAATTTTGGAAAGAAAAAATAAAAGATGAAGGTAGATATTCATTTTCTATTGAAGGTTTAATGAGTCAAAAACCAGTTGAAATACCTAATACAAATAAATTTTCAAAAATATCAAATATTAATGAATTAATAGATTGGTTAAGTGATGATAACATTATGAATAATATAAAAGATATAATTTAAAATATTATTTTCAAAAAAATATATAAAAATGACAACTTTCTATATATAGTTATTGAAAGAAAGTATAAACTCAATTCAAAATAATTTTTAATATGAATAAAAAAGATGCAGTTAATAATATAAGGGAAACTTTAAAGAAGTTAGTTAAACTTAGTAAAGAAATTACTAAGTTTGGTTCATTAGAATTAACAGATGGTACTAAAGTAACAATAAAATCAGAAGATTTAGAAGTTGGTGGTGAAATTTATCAATTAGATGATCAAGGTAATCAAACTCCATTAGATGATGGTGAATATACTTTAACAGATGGTAGAACATTTGTTGTTAAAAGTAATTTAATTGATTCTATAAGTGGTGATGATGGAAATGATGATGAAGATTCTTCTGAAACACCTGAAGATATTGAAAATAAAAAGATGGATTCTAATTTACCTGAAGGACACGATTCAGCTGTAGCTGATGAAAAGAATGAAAAAAGTCCTGATAAAGTTATGTCAAGATTAGATGATTTAGAAAAAGCTATTGAAGATATTAAAGAAGTATTAGATAAAATGAGTTCTATACAAAATGATGTTAATGAACAAATGATGTCAAGTATTAAGAAATTTAGTTCAGAACCTGGTGATAAATCTATTAAATTTAAGAAAAAGGAATCTTATAATTATGATAAATCTAAAATTAAAAAAGAAGAAGCTTCAGAATTATTTGAATTTTTCAAAACTAAATCTAAGGAACCAGTTTCTTTAAACTTATCACAAGTAGAATTTAAATCATTAAATAAATAAAAAACAAAAAACAAAAATAAAATATGGCAAATTATATTAATAATGCTACAGTCCTTTCAGCTCTTACAGTTTATAGGGACGAATTATCAGCCAAAGAGATTCTAACAGAATCTGTATTTAGTGCTAGAACTTTAGGAATTGTTAAGATAGAATATGGTGTTAAGGGAACTCAAACTATAAATCTAATTACTTCTCAACCTGTATTCCAAAATGCTCAGTGTGGATTGTTATCAGGAACTGGTTCAGTTACATTTGGACAACAAAACATTACTGTTAATGACTTAATGATTCAAGAAGACTTATGTTATGTTGGATCAGGAACTTTGACAAAATACTTTACTGGTATGTCAATGAATAAAGGAATTAAAGTTGATGATATAACTCCTCAAATATTTGCTAAAGCTTATATGACTGATAAGATGTTAAAAATAGGAGACTATGTTGAAGCAGCTATATGGCAAGGTTCAACTTCAGGAACTCAATATTATAGTGGTCAATACAATTTGACATTATCTAACGGATTCTTATATAATATGTATCAGACTTCAGCTTCTCAATCAATAATATATGGTAATACCTATTCAGGTGGTACATATTCAGGAGCTTTAACAGTATCTAATGCTATTGCAGTATTAAATAATTTGATTAGTTATATTCCTCAAACTATAGCTGATAAACAATTATACTTATTCTGCTCACTTACAAACTTTAGAACTATTACAAATGCTTTAATAACAAGTAATAACTATCACTATACAGCTGTTGATAGACAAATTTATACAGGTTGGGAAATTGATTATCCTTTCTTACCAACTTTAAAAATTGTAGCTACTTCAGGATTAGTAGGAAGAAATGATTTAGTCCTAACTTATGCTGATAATCTATATGTAGGATTCGACGGAGAACACGATTATGAAAAATTTGATGTTTGGGATTCTTTAGATCTTAACGCAATCAGATTCAGAGCTATGTTTAGAATAGGAACAGCTATTGCTTATCCTCAATATGTAGTTGTTTATCCAGGATAATAATAAAAAAATTAAAATTATATGAGTGCAACTTGCCCTTTATCATATGGATATCAATATCCTTGTAGAGTACCATCTGGTATTCAAGCCGTATATATAACATCATTTGGTGGAACTTTTTCATCTGGTTCAACTAATGTTCCATATCCATCAAATGGATATCCATTTACATTAGATGCTATATCAACATCTACTAGTTTTCAAACTTTTACTTTACCAAATGGTGCAACATTTACAAGTGTTGGATATGGTTCAGTAGTAGGAGTAACTGGATCTGGAACACCTCCAATTACTTTTTATAAATTTAATCAAAGATTAGAACAAGGTTCATATTTAGAATCAGGTATTTATGGTGAAAATGGATCAGCTGGTTTTAGTCAAAAATTAGAAATAACATTAGAAGGTTATGATACAGCTACTAAAAACCAAATACAAATTCTTAATAAAGGATCTTGGTCAGTTATAGTATTAGATCAAAATAATAATTATGTTTTAATGGGATATCAAAATCCAGTATTAGTAACAACAGCAGATGGTGGTTTAGGTAAAACATATAATGATGGTGTTAAAACTACTTTAACTTTTGAATCTAAATCAATATCTCAAGCTCCAACAGTTAATCCAGCTGTAGCTTCTTATTTAGCACTAAACTAAGATATATAAAAACAAAAATTGAAAATTGAAAACCTCACTAATAGACTGGTGAGGTTTTTTCGTTTTTAAAATATAATATATAATTATATAAAAAATTAGAAATAATATATATAGTTATGAAGATAAAAAAATATTAAATATGAATTGTCCTTTAACAAATGGTTATACATATCCTTGCCGTCAAGTATCTGGAATACAATCAGTTTATTTAGCTGGTCAAGATTCTACTTTTAAAATAGAACCAAGTATGTATATATCAACAATTAGTATAGGTTATCAAGATACAATTGAAGGTGGTAGTGATACTTATACACCAGGAACATATTCTATACCTTTACAATTTTTAAATACTGATAGTGATTTATTTTATGATACAGATCAATTTGATCAATATTATTTACCTAATTCTTGGGTCAATGCTACAATAACAATACATTTTGGATCAATACCTGTTAGTGGATATCAACCTATAACTGTATCAATTAGTAATATTGTCAATAATTATGGTTTAAATACTAATTTTTATATTGCATTATCAGATATTGGATCTCCATATACTATACCTTATACTGATAATAGTGATTCAATATTTTTATATATATCATTAAATCAAGGTGATACATATCAAGTAGGAACATTTAGTAGAAATTTCTATCATTTTAATCAAAGGTTAGAGCAAAGTGGTTATGTAGAAACAGAAATATATGGTGAAAATGGTTCAGTTGGATATCAACAATCTTTAGAAATAACTTTAGAAGGTTATGATCAAAAGACTAAAAATATAATTTCAATTTTAAATAAAAATATATTCAGATCAATAATTTTAGATCCATATGGTAATTATTATTTAGTAGGATATCAAAATTATATAACAACTACAACAGCTGAAGGTGGGTTAGGTAAAATATTAACCGATGGTGTTAAAACTACTTTAACACTTCAAGGTAAAGAACCATTAATGGCTTTAAGTTTAGATCAAACTGTTGTATTAAGTGGTTTGTTAAATTAAAAATAAAAAAATAGATGTTAATAATATCAGCTACTGGTTCAACGAATGTATATGTTACATTATATGAAAATTGTCAAAATATATATAATCCTTATTTTACTTGGGTTATAAATAGGAAAGGTAGTAATGATACTGTTTATTTTACTAATGATGATTTAAGTTATGCACCATATTACTGGAATGAATTTCAAATTACACCTGCAACTAATTCTAATTATGGTTTAACTCAAGGAATTATACCTTTAATACCAGGTGAATATGTTTATAATATATGGGAAACAACTGATCAATATGATTTAAATTTAACAACTGGGGTTGGAATTGTTGAAACAGGTATATTAATATATGATGGAATACCATCAGTTACACCTGATTTTACTTTAAATAATAACCAAGTAATTCCAGTTTTTAAACCAAATTAAAATAAATAATTAAAATAAATAATTAAAATATGAGTAATATAATTAAAATTGATAATCAAAACTTTAAAGCTGTTCAGGAATTTACTAAAGTACCATTACCACAATTTGAAGAAAAAGAAAATAAACAAAGAGGTTGGATTTCTTGTGGTGTTGATAATAAATTTCCTTATTATTTGACAAGTTTATTAGCAAAATCACCTATTCACGCAGCAATAGTAAAGAAAAAATCAATGCTTATAGGTGGTCGAGGTTTTATAACTACAAATATTGGTACTGATACTATATTTTTTTTGAAAAATAGTAGAAATTCAATGGATTTAGATGAAATTTTACATAAAGTAGCTTATGATTTTGAAGTATTTGGAGCTTTTGCTTTAAATATTGTATGGTCAAAGGATAGAGAATCAATTTCTGAAATAAATTATATAGATGTATCTAAATTAAGAATAGCTATACCCGAAGAAGGTGAAAATGATGAAATAGAATCTTATTGGATATCTGATGGATGGGAAAATATTAAAAAATATCCTCCTATTAAATATGATGGTTTCTCAACTGTTGATAGATCAAGTGCTTCTCAAATATGTTATATAAGAGATCATAGAGCTGGTACAGAATGGTATGGTCAACCTGAATACTTATCAGGAATATTTTGGATGGAGATGCAAATTCAAGTATCACAATTTCATTTAGCTAATGTTAACAATGGATTTTTTCCTTCATTTCATATTAACTGGCCTATACCTCAAAACTTTTCAGAGGAAGAATTAGAAACCTTACAAAATAGATT